CACCAGATACGTCCATACCAGCATCGATTAACTCATCTATAAACAATAAGTTGATCTGTTGATAAAGTCCTTCCCACACATCTCGGAATGCCCAGCTCAAACTTAAAATTAATCGGTTTCTCTCACCTCTGCTTAAATTATCAAAGTCTAACTCTCTGCCCAACTCTTCAATTCTCACATTTAGATCAGACAAGAATACCACTGTGTGTGGTAATTTAACCTGTGTCAGATAGAATGCCAATCGTTGGTTAAGATAAGTTAAGTTTTGTTCTATAATTCTGGTTCTTATAAAAGAATCCTTGGCAGTTAATAGTTTGTACAAGAATTCTTGATGTCGGTATAGGTCCTCCATCTCGTTGGCTCGAGTATAATCTATCTGTTGTACCACTGTGCGAGTTAACTCATCGATCTGTTCTTGATATGTATTTTCTTTCGCACGAGTTTGTTCCAGTTGTCGTTTTAGATCTTCCACAGATCCTTTGTGGTTGTATGCTTCATCTATCGAGTCATAATAAGTGTCTGGCACTGTGCCTAGATCTCCAATAGTTTCCATGTTCGTGTGTATCTCTTTTAATTTTGTGGACAATGTTTGCTCGTATTCAGTCTGCTCGGCAAGATCTTTTTTAAGTTTATCCACCAGATGCTCATGCTTCTCTCCATGTAGGTCCTGTTCGCAAGTGGGACAAGTGGCTCGTTCGGCATACTCTAGATCTTTTACGGTTTGTTCTCGTTGCCGAGTGGCTTTGGTTAGAGAATCTTCATGATAACTCTTTTCTTTTTCCAAATTCCTTAAAGTTTTAGAATCATCTGTGTGCTTGGCCAATTGTTTGTGACTTTCTAATTCTGTTTTAATATCCACCTTCTCTAATTCTTCTATAGCAGATTCAAATTTTGCGATATCTTGATTCTTTTGCGTTTGCCATGCAGTGCTTCTTAATTCAAATGTTTTAATAGATTCTTCCACTTTTTTATTACTGAGTAACACAGCATCTAATCGTACCTTTTCCTCTGCCAAATCCAGTTTGGCCACTCGCATCTGTTCTTTTAACAGTTCTGCCTTCTCGCTCAACAGAGTTATACCCAACAATTGTTCTATGATTTCTCTCTGCTCAGCTTGTTTTGTTGCTAAAAATGGTAATGTATAAGTGTTGAGAGCGATAATGTTCTTGAACATGGCATGAGTCATGCCAATCAACTTATTGATCTCTTCCTGTGTCTCTCTATTCTCTCCCTGTGCTTCATTGTTATCTTCGGTGCCATCTGCTCCGGAATTCTGTTCCACTTCATTGATAAAGAATTTCAATACCTGTGGTTTTCTACCTCGTTCAATTTTATAACTTACACCGTTCTTCTCAAAATTCACAGTGACCAACATGTCTTTGCTGTTGGTTTTATTAACCAAATTGTCTCTTCTGATCTGTGTCAGTGCTTCTCCAAAGAACACATAACTGATGGCATTTATAATAGTGGTCTTGCCTGTGCCGTTTCGAGCACCTGCGTCATCGCCACCTAGATCCATGTTCTCACCAATAACCAGCACTAGATGTTTGTCAGCAAAATTTATTGCCTGGGTATGATTACCCACGCTCATGAAGTTTTTTACTGTGAGATCTTTAATTGTTAACATCTAAATTATTGTAAATTGCCATTAATACTTTTTTATCATAGGTCTGTGAGTCCACTGCTTCCAACTGTTTGATCACAATCTGATCCACCGAGTCAAATTTTTCCACAGTGACCATGGGCTGATCTGCTTGATCCAGTTGTTCTGGAATTAATTGTAATTCTCTCAACTGATATTTTTCCATAAATGTTTCTCTGATGAAGTTGGCTTCCTCATAGGAAATTTTAATATCCAATCCCACACGCACATACATTCGTGGTGCCAATATGCTGTCAGCATCAGATAGTAACTGTGATATTTTTACATTTCTATACTTGGGCATGTTGGGATAGTTGATATATTTGGGCTGTCCACCATATTCCAACACCATCATGCCACGCTCATCATCTCCAGCATCGGCATAGTTGTGAGGAAATGCATTGCCGATGTAGTGTATATTGTTTCTAATCTGTCTCTTGTGGAAGTGTCCTGTGAACACATACTCTTGATTCACAAAGTGTTCTGCTTTGATAGTGCCCACATCTGGCATGTCTACCATGGCATTCATTTTAAAATAAGGCAATTCAAAATGTCCAAAAATATATCTCTGTTTTAGATCCTGTATCTTCCTCCACTCGTCATGCACGATCCATGGTATAATAGCTACATCATCAGCCAGTAACCACTCATTCACGATCTCGATGTTGGGAATGTTCCTGCAGTATTCCATGCTGTTGATCTCTCTCTTGTCTCTGTAGAATAGATCGTGATTGCCCATGATCACATAGACCTTTTCAAACGCTCGGCCCAGTCTCTCCATGTTGCTGACAGTGTAGTTCATGGTGCTGACATTGGTGGCACTCCTGTGATGATGCCAATCTCCTAGGAATATGCAGGTTTCACAACCGTGTGCTTTGGCCTGCTCAATGAACCAATGACAGAATGCTTCTCCGTCATCATTGTGAACTCGGCTGTTGCCTTTTAATCCAAAATGTATATCAGTGAAACAAGCAGCTTTTTTAAAAAATGCCATAATTTGAGTTTACTATTTTTTTTTAGACTCTGCAACTGTTAATTTTCCAGATGCTTTATATTCTTTGTTTAATTCCTTTAGAGCGGCTTTGCTGTAAACTTTAACCTCACCATTTTGAGTGGCCATTCTTCTCTTTGCTGACACAGTCTCACTCTCATTTTTTGCTTGTCGAGTATAGCTTGGCATCATCTCATTCATTTCTAATATGTCATCACGAATATTTTGATTCTTCTTTTCAATGTTTAGAATTCTTGTGAATGAGTTTGTGATAGCTGCTGTGTAATAAGCAAAAGGATTTTCAGATTTAGATTCATCAAACTGTAAACCAATTTGGCTTAATTGTACCAATGCTTGTGAACGCATCTCGTCCACATAGGTGTATCCTCTCCAGTTGCTACGCTGACTGTATCTCTCTGCCAATTTTAAAAACATATTTGCCAGAGTAGGAGTTATCTTGCCGTGATCATTAGAAAAATGTCCGTTGCTCATACCACCCACCCAATGTGATTTGCCTATACAAATTAATTGTCCTTTGTCATCTATCCTATAATGTTGGAAAGGAGGAAAATTAACTTTGGTATGATGATCAGCTCGAGTTTTAGGATTTTTTTTCCTTTCATTATCTGTAGTGATATGATCAAATGTCATTACTCGAAACACTAGATCTGTTTTTTTGATCTTCCTAGGAGACACCTCATAATCACTCATTTTGAGTCTTTTATTGCCTGTCTTTTTGGCTATTTCCCATGCATGGGCAGTGAGTCTTTTTGCATGTATTTTTCTTGCTTTGCCTATATTTGCATTGTTAATTTTTTTAATATCATTAACTATCATGTCATATTGACAGTGTTCGGGAGCAACGTATGAGCAATATGTATTTTTACTTTTGTGAATTTCGGACAATAAGTCTCGATTGTTTAGATAGTTTACTTTTTTCATTTTTTAAATCCTTTAATTGTTGAACATTTTGGGTGTTTTTGAGCTATAAAGTACGCCTAAAATAATGCCTATAAATACAATTGTTATTATAATAAATTTTTTATGACTTTACAACCTAATATTGACGAAGAAAATTCTAATTCAAACACGTTGGGCAACGTACTATCCAATGCGGGTGGTAATATTTTTAATCGTACACTAGGTAGGCTATTCGGTAATGGATTAAACAAAGGCGCCGAAGCCAGCACGAAGCTGCGTGGATCTGCACAGTGGACTGTACGCAGCGAAAAACAAGATTTTAGAGTAAAAGTAGTTTTACCCACAGACAGTGATTTACAATCGATATTCTTTGAATCAGGCAGAGACGACGACGGCGGAGTTTTAAGAAATAACATACTAGGACCATTAGCAGATACAGGCGGAGTTACATTTCCAATAACACCCTCGATCATAATTAATCATTCGGCATCTTATAATGCTATGAATCTTACTCACAATAACTATCCTTCATATGCTTACTCACACAGTGAAATACCTAGTTTTACAGTGGTAGGAGAATTTCCTGTACAGAATCAAGAAGATGCACGCTATTGGATTGCTATGTTGCATTTCTTTAGATCAGTAACCAAAATGTTTTTTGGGGGAGACGATAATGCATTAAAAGGAAACCCACCCCCTATATTAAGTCTTTCTGGGTATGGAGCATATGTGTTTAATAAAGTGCCAGTACTGGTTACAAATTTTAGCGTGGATTTAAGAGCAGATGTTGATTATATTTGTACAACACAGAGCACAAACGTTAGACAATCATTTATTGGACCACAAGCATTATTAAGTGATAAAAATACTTCTTGGGCTCCAACAATGAGTCAGGTTACAGTACAATTACAACCAATCTATTCTAGAGAATCAGTTAAAAAATTTAATATGCGTGATTTTATTAGTGGTGGATTAAATGATAAAAACGGAATAGGATACATTTAATGGCCAAATATAGTAATACCTCTCCATATTTTAATACCAGCGAAAATAATATCAGTTTAGATTTTTTAGTGCCTCGCACAATTACGGCAGAACCAGACGATGTCACATATACCATCACAAGAACATATGCATATAGGCCAGACTTGCTAGCATTTGACTTGTATGGAACCCCAAGACTATGGTGGGTATTTGCTCAAAGAAATCCAGATGTAATTGAAGACCCAATTTATGATTTTGCTCCCGGAAGAACTATTCAATTACCTAAATTGAGTAATCTTAAAAATGATCTAGGAATATAAGATCATGGCTTCCGAAGAAATTACATATGACATAAGACCTGCAATGACAGGAGCGACAGTTAACAACACTTCTTCGAATAATCAAGACTCAGCAGAAAAAAATGTGTTGCATGAATATGCTTCTTACAATTATGTTTGGACATTATCAGCACTGTCACAAGAAGATTTAAAAAAACCTCAATCGATAGCAAAAAATAAACCACGAGATATTATTGCCAAAAGTTCTGGTATTGGCACAGAAGGCAATTTTAGTTCTTTTAATGCAAGTGGATCAGTAAAAGGAGCCAAAACAGTAGTAGATACCGAAGATACTGGTACGGTGTACACTGATTATAAACATACAGATTCTATTATTAGGGCAAGAGCATCGTCTAATGAAATTTTAAAAAGAGGACACGATATATTTTTTGAAAAAGTAGAAATAAACGGAATACATAGACCCAATGAGCAGAGAAAAATGATGAATTTTACAAAAATAGAAATGGTATTGCATGAACCATACGGTGTTACATTATTTGAAAAATTAAAAGCTGCAGCCTTTAATAATAAATTTATGGATCATATAGATGCACCCTATCTATTAACACTAGAATTTCGTGGGTATGATAATTTAGGAAATCCAAAAACAGTGGTTACAAAAAGAGTATTGCCAATTAAAATCGTCAATGCAGAGATGGACATTAATGCGGGAGGAACGATTTATACAATGAGTGCAGTGCCTTGGACAGAGTTTGCAATGACAGATAGGTTTTTATACATACGAGGTTCTGGATCCACAAATTGGAAAACTCCTTTTAATACCAAAACAGGAGAAACACTAGTTGAAGCAATGAATAGATTAGCCGACACTCTCAACAAGATGCAAGATGTAGAAATAGAAAGAAAAATGAGAGAATTAAAAGACACCTATGCAATAAACATTGTAAATGTACCTGTAAAGAACACCGGAAGTGGTAACTGGAATTTAGGATCATTAGGCTCAAAATTTCAAATCAGTGTGAGACCCAACGAAAGTATTGCTAAAGTAATCACCGATTGTGTACAACAAGCAGACGGTTTTAGAAACATTGGAGAAATAGTTAAAAAATATTGGCAGGAGGTAGGAGAAGAACAAGAGTCCAAATATAATCAAACGGAAGCTCAAGCAGATTCTCCATCTTCAGGCAAAGAACCATATGTACCGTGGTTTAAAGTAGTAACCAACGTTGAAACAGACACAGCTCGATTTGATTCAATTTTAGGAATGCATCCAAAAAAAATTACATATACAATCATTCCTTATGCTGTTCATGTAATGAATTTTACTCTACCAGGTCTAAGTGCTTCTCCATTATGGGGCAAGACAGTCAAAAAAAGATACAACTATATCTATACTGGTGCCAACAATGATATATTGGATTTAAAAATAAATTATAAATTTGGATACTTTCAAGCAGCATTAGTCGATGGCACAGGAGCCGATGCAACTACAAAAAAACAAGTCAAAGACCTTAGCCTACAAGAGTTAGTTCAAACATATAGATCTTATGTGAAAGATCAACCAGAAGGAACACTACCTTTACGTAGATATCCGTCATATTCAAAATCAGCTGATCCATCTAGTGGTGCTGGTGCTAGTAAAACGCAAGTGGATGAATTTTATGAATATCTAACATCACCTATGGGAGATATGGTCAATGTACAAATGACCATACTGGGTGATCCTGCATTTATAGGACAAGATTTTGCTTTGCCTTATGAAAATAAAAGTTCAAACACGTCATCTGATTTTTCTTCATTTAGTGGCAAAGCATGGGATAAAGATTTAGGTTGTTTTAATTTTGATCAAGCAGAACCGTTTGTTACACTAGACTTTAGATTCCCTACAGATATTGATGAAAAAAGAAGTGTAATGAATTTTAAAAACTTAGAAAATATTGTGTTTAGCGGATTATATAAAGTAGTATCAGTAGACAGTATTTTTGATGGAGGAAAATTTACTCAAGTGTTAGATTTGGTTAGATTTAACAATCAAGGCAAAGAAATGACATCAGTTGCATCACTTAGTGAAATGCAAAAAATAATTGAAAAAAAGAAAGCAGAAGCTACAGCTAAAGCTACAGGAAACAGTAGTCCAAATATTACTGACACTGAAGGATTTACTAATTAAAAAACATATGACCATATACGGAGACGCATCAACACCAGAAAAACAGTTTAGGAGCACAACCTATACTGAAATTGATCCAGGCCCATACATCGGCATTGTTAAAGATAATGTTGATGAAACTAGAATGGGCGGACTAAGAGTTATGATTCCCAGTCTATCAGGCACAGATGAAGGTCCTTCCAGTATGTTATATGATGTAAAATACTCAACACCCTTTTACGGTGCAAAAAGTCCTAGTGCAACAACCAAAACCAGTCCTTATGATTTTGATGATAGTCCTCATAGTTATGGAATGTGGATGGTACCACCGGACATTGACACAAGAGTTTTAGTGATATTTGTAGAAGGAAAAATATCTCAAGGATTTTGGTTTGGCTGTGTGCAAGACCCTTACACCAATCACATGGTGCCAGGTATTGCTGCCAGCCCTCATACTGCTATGTCATCAGATGAAGGATTCGAATCGACCAGAACCGTAGAAATGGTCTACGGAACCAAAGAAGTACCAGTTTCAGAAGTTAATAGAACCACATGGACCGCAGCAAGTAATGTTGAAGGTCTTGATAAACTTAAGAAACCCATTCATCCTTTTGCTGACACATTACGTAAACAAGGATTAATAAAAGATACTGTGAGAGGAACAACCACTAGTTCTGCTAGGAGAGAAAGCCCCAGTGCAGTGTTTGGAATCAGTACTCCGGGAAGATTAGACAAAAAGAGCAAGAAAAAATTTAAATTAGGACCCACAGATGCAAACCCCGAAACCTCAGTGGTGAGAGAAGCAGGGCACACGTTCGTGATGGATGACGGAGATGCAGCAGGCAATAATGAATTAATTAGACTACGAACCAGCAGTGGTCATCAATTATTAATGCATGATACCAAAGGTGTTGTGTATCTTGCCAATGCATCAGGCAATGTTTGGATGGAGTTTAGTGCCAACGGTGCTATTGATATCTATTCAGGACACACTGTAGCATTGCGAGCAGTGGGCGATATTGATCTACACAGCGATAACAATATCAACATGTTTGCCAAAGGACAGATTAAATTAAGTGCGATGAATAAACTAGTGCTTGATGGAGGAATGATTCAAACGTATTCTGATACTGACACACAAATTCAATCCGGAGGATCATTTACTAACAAAGCATTAACAGGATCAATCATAACCTCGGCTGGTATGACGCAATTGCATATGGCAACCGATCAGCATCATTTAACAGGCAAACAAATACATTTCAACAGTATTCCGGGCAGTCCAGACATGATAGCCTCATATGAAAGAACAGTGTTCTATGACGACAGCGGAACGGGAACATTGAGAGAAACCAAACCCGATGTAGATCTAACAAAAAAAGGATTAAGCGCACCACTCGAGTGGACACAAGAAGGAAATGATCCCACATCAGGTTCTGGATTAATTCCCACGGATGGAAATGTTTCCAATGGAAATGTTTCCATGTCAGGTTTACGTATGCCCACACACGAGCCATTCCCTGGACACTGGGATGATATCGTGTCATTTGCGGGCACAGAAGATGACACAGACTGCAACGTGCCAGGCACGGTGGGATTCCTCGCACAATTAAACAGAGACAGTGATAATCCAACCTGCAGGATCGGACAGTTCCAAGCAGACTTAGCAACCTATATGGGCAAACAAGATATTGCTGTGACAGATGTAAAAAAATTACAATCAGTAGCAGAAGATTTTACTAAAAATTACAATAAAAGATATAATTTAACAGACAATGGACCTTTTTCGATATCTCCAATAGCAGAAGGAGTAAGTTCTACTATTAAACAAACTATTGAATCTGTTACTGGATCATCAATCAACTTATTAAAAGATCAAGTATTTGTCAATCAAGGAGGAGTTTTGTACAGTGCGGGCAATTTAGGACAGGCGTTGACAGGATCAGTGCAAGGAGTAATAAACGATCTAAGTTCAGGAAAAGGAGTATTCACTACAGCAGGCAATGTACTTGGTGGCACAGGGGCAGGCAATATATTGAACCAGGCCAACAGCGTGTTGGGCCAACTAGGTGCAGGCAATGTTCTGAACCAGGCAAGCAAAATATTAGGCGGCACCGGCGCAGGCAACATACTTGCGAATCGGGTTGGCTCCGGCATAGGAAATCTCAGCCAACTGGGAGTAAACTCTTTAGGAAATCTCACACAAATAGGAAACAATGCCCTAGGCCAACTAGGAAACAATGCTTTGAATGCGGTACAAAATAAAATACCAGGGGTGAACCAATTAAACAGTGCATTAGGATCTGTAAATATTGTAAATAACGTTTATAAATCTGTGATGGGGTCTAGTATAACAGCAGTGACACAGGTTAGAAGTGTGGTGGGAATGGTGGGCAATCAAATAGGGTCAACCATAGCCACAGTGGGTAGAAGTATAGGTAAGATTTTTGGATTTTAAAAATGAGTGAAAAAGAAAAAAATAATTTTATAGCAAATGGTCAGCAGACCTTTAAGGGGTTCAGCTCGCGAGCTGATAGAAACAATTATAAATTGTATGACTTTGAATTAATTAAACAGGATCTTATCAATCGATTGAGTGTGAGAAAAGGAGAAAGAGTAGAAAATCCTGATTTTGGTACTATTATCTATGATATACTATTTGAACCATTAACTGATGCAACCAAACAAGCAGTAGCAGATGATATTGCACAAAATCTCAATGCTGACCCTAGAATAAGCACTAAAGAGATATTAGTAAGTGAAACAGAGCATGGAATATCAGTGCAAGCCACTATTACCTATATACCATACAATATAACTGAAAAACTTACCTTTAGTTTCGACGAAAACGCTGCTTTGCGCCTTTCTTAATCTACGCATATAATAAAAACAATAAATATCCATAGTTTAAACTATGGCCACCATTGACAGACAAAATCGATTGCTTGTAGCCGAAGATTGGCGCAAAATTTATACTGCTTTCCAACAAGCAGATTTCAAATCTTACGATTTCGAAACTCTAAGAAGAACCATGGTGGCTTACCTTAGAGAAAATTATCCAGATGATTTTAATGATTTTGTTGAGAGTTCAGAGTATATCGCACTGATAGATCTTATTGCTTATATTTCTCAAAGTTTAAGTTTTAGAGTAGACTTAAATGCTCGAGAAAATTTCTTAGAAACTGCTTCTAGAAGAAATAGCATTTTAAGATTAGCAAGATTAATTAATTACAATGCCAAAAGAAATTTAACAGCTACTGGTCTTTTAAAAATAACTTCGATATCTACCACACAAGACATTAGAGACAGCAGCGGCAATAGTTTAATAAATTCTACAATTGTTTGGAATGATCCATCGAATACAAATTATAGAGAACAATTTATTAATTTATTAAATGCGGCCAACGTTGACGGACAGAAATTTGGAAAACCAAAAGAAAGTGATGATATTGGAGGCATACCGACAGAGGTTTATACATTAGATTCAACCAACACCGATGTGCCGATATTTGTTTTTAATAGATCAGTTAGCGGAATATCTAGACAGTTTGAAATAGTACCAGCTACTATTTCTAATTCAGAATCGATATATGAACAAGATCCAATTCCTGGAACGGGATTCACATATCTATATAGAACAGACGGAGCAGGTGACACCAGTCCAAATACAGGATTTTTTATTTTGTTTAAACAAGGTTCTTTAGGCAGCACAGAATTTTCAATAACTCAACCAACTACAAATTATGTTCAACCGATCACTATTAATAACATTAACAATACCGACGTTTGGTTATATAAATTAGATGATTTTAATCAGTTAGAAAAATTATGGACCAAGGTACCAGAGCTTTCTGGCAGTAACGTGATCTATAACAGTTTGGCAGCCGATGTGAGAGACATTTACAATGTTGTAACTAAAAATAATGATGCTGTAGATTTAGTTTTTGGAGATGGAAACTTTTCTAATATTCCTTTAGGAAGTTTTAGATTATATTACAGAACCAGTGACAATGCCAAATATTCTATACAATCAGCAGATATGCAAGGTATAACTTTTGTAGTACCTTACAAAGACAAGAGCGGAGGAGAACAATCACTCACTGTAACTTGTGCTCTACAACAGTCAGTTTATAATTCAGCAGCAGCAGAATCAAACGAAAGTATTAAGACCAAAGCGTCTCAGGTATATTATGCTCAAAACAGAATGATCACTGCTGAAGATTACAATGTAGTACCATTAGCATCATCACAAGAAATTATTAAAATTAAATCGACTAATAGAACAGCAAGTGGAGTTAGTAGATCAAGAGAAATTATTGATCCAACAGGTGCTTATAGTAATGTTTCTGTTTTTGCAGATGACGGAATATTATACAGAGAAGAAACTATACCACAATTTACTTTTACATTTACAACTAGAAATGAAATACTAGATATTATCAATAGATTAGTAGAAGTAAAATTAAAAGAAGCATACGCAAGACAGTTTTTCTATTTAAAATATGGAACTAAAGATTTAAGTGCTTTATCAGCTAGTTGGAGCAGTACTACTGTAGGAACCAATACCAACACTGGATATTTTAATGCTGCCGGACCACTAACACTGGGAGATTATTCAACCAGCAATTTAAAATATGCCAAAGTTGGAGCATTAATTAAATTTACATCGCCAGACACTAGAGAATTTTTAAACGGAAAATTAGTAACATTAGGCACAGATCTAGCAGCAGATAGAGCTTGGGCAAAAATATCAGCAGTGGTATTAGATGGTGCCAATCAGGGAGAAGGCAATTTAGAGAACGGACAAGGACCGGTTACACTAAACGATGTTATACCAGAGAATGCAGTAGCTAGTGCTGTGTATCCTACATTTACAAATATATTTGACACTGAATTGAAAACAGATATTATAGATAGAATAGAATCATATGAAGAATTTGGTCTAAGATATGATGAGGAAGAATCAGCATGGAAAGTTATTACAGCAGTTAATCTAAGTAATCATAGTGATTTTTCTTTAGATTACACCGGTGACATATCACAAAATAACTTAGATGCTAGCTGGTGGTTTAAATTTACAACAGACGGAAGTGTATACACAGTAAATTATAGAGCATTAAATTATATTTTTGAAAGTAAAAAAGATAATAAATTTTATTTTGATAAAACTGATAGAGTTTATGATTATATCACAGGAACTTCAGTTAAAGACATTGTAAAAGTACTAAAAAGTAATACTGTGCCCAGCACAGGATTGGGAATAGGTTATCCAATTAATTGGCAGATTGTGGACACTGTAGAAGAAGCAGATGGATATCAAGATAATAGAAAAGTTAAAGTAGGATTTTATGATAATGATGACGACGGAGTAGTGGATAATCCTGATATCTTTGATATTATTGTAGAACCTAATACTAATGTCAGCACAAAATTTGTATTTTTTGAAAAATATTTAGGGTACAATGATATCGAAAGATATAGACCCTACGATGCTACTAATTTTATTGTAACACAATACGAATCTTCTATTGTATTATCTGAAACGTATGAGGATGGACAATTATTTTATTTTTATGATGTAGACGAAGATGTTATTAAAAAATTTAATGCTGAATCTATAACTTTAGAAACTACTACAGATTATATTGCAAGAAAAGGTAGAAGTAATATAGAATTTTTATACAAACACACTGCTAGTCAAAACACAAGAATAGACCCTGCACAAACCAACATAATAGATCTTTATATTTTAGAACGTACCTATGATCAATTATTTAGAACTTGGTTAAGTCAAGGAGGAGAAGAACCCACTCCATCTACATCAGACCAGTTGAGAATTAGCTATGCTAACACACTAAATCCTATTAAAGCATTATCAGATCAAATTGTATACCATCCAGTGAAATACAAAATATTATTTGGAACTAACGCAGAAGAACAATTTCAAGCTACATTTAAAGTGGTTAAGAATTCAGCAACCAATGTTACTAATGCAGTAATTAAAACTCGAGCAATTCAAGCAATTAACGAATTTTTTGCTTTGGATAATTTTGATTTCGGAGACACTTTTTATTTTACAGAGCTTGCAGCTTATATTCATACTCAACTTGCTCCCGATCTACTAACAGTGGTTATAGTACCAAATCAAGAAGGACAGGGGTTTGGTTCACTGTTCCAAATCAGCGGGGCAGCAGATGAAATTTTTGTTAATGGAGCAACAGTTGATGATATATCAATTATTGATGCTATCGGTGCTAATCAGTTATTAGCCAGCGGAAATGTAGTAACAAATACTACTGGACTAACCACTAACACACGTGCAACTTCTGCAGTATCATCTGTAACAATATCTAAATTAGGTTCTGGATCTAATACTGGCAGTAGTGGAACAGGGTACTAATAATGGTAGACAAACCTTTAGATAGTCAATCAAACTATGACGTCGTTACTGATGAAAAAGGAGTAACGCTTCGTAGATCAATTGCACATTTACCTGCTTTTTATAGAACCGATGTTAACGAAAGATTTTTAAACACCACACTAGATCAATTGATCCAACCAGGTAGTTTAATTAGATTAGATGGATATGTTGGTAGAAAAGATTCTTATACTAGATTATCCACAGACAAGTATATTGAATCTGGTATTGAAGACAGAGACAATTATCAATTAGAACCCACAGTAACATACACAGACAAAGATACTTCTTCGATTAATCCAGAAGATCAAATAAAATTTACTGCTACCTATGATGATTATATTAATCAAATAAAATTCTTTGGAGGCAATATTACTAATCATGATAGACTTAATAAAGAAAAAGTTTATTCATGGGATCCATCTATAGATTTTGACAAGTTAATCAATTACAGAGAATATTACTGGATGCCAGAAGGACCTAATCCTATTCTGATAGCCAACAACGGAACCAATACAGTTTCTGAAATTGAAGTAACACACACTGGACAATCTGCTTATAATTTTGGAATATATCCAGGCCTAGATAATCCGTCAATTACTCTATACAGAGGTAACACTTATAAGTTTATTTTAGATACACAGGGACATCCTTTCTACATAATGACTGAACCATTCAAAACCGGTATAGCAGAAGATGGCAGCACTTCGGTAATATACAGTACAGGAGTGTCAGGCAATGGCACAGACAAAGGCACATTAACTTTTACTGTACCCACAAGTGCTCCTGCTGTTTTATATTATCAATGTGGTAATCATGCAAGCATGCAGGGCATATTCACAATAAGAACCATAAGTGAGACAACAAAAATAGATGTCGAACACGAGATCATAGGAACAAAAAATTATACTTTAAAATCAGGTACCAAATTATCAAATGGTATGAAAGTGCGATTTGAAGATAATGTCGCTAGTTCTACTTACGCTAGAAAAGAATTTTATGTTGAAGGCGTAGGAGCATCAATTACATTAACAGACACAGCAAATTTAATTGTAACAGGATCATACACTGAAGAATCTACAGAACCATATGATGGTGTGCCCTATGCAGACAGACCATATTCGGTTAGTTTTTATAGACCAGTAACACCAGATTATATCACTATTAAAAGAGACAGTATCGATGGCAATGCTTGGAGCAAATACAATAGATGGTTTCACAAAGCAGTGATAGAAGCTACTGCTGTAGCAAATGGCTATACACCAGTACTACTAGAAACAGACAGAGCCAAAAGACCCATTATAGAATTTGATTCTGGATTGTCTTTATTCAATCATGGAACCACTGCTAAAAAATCAGTAGCGTTGGTTGATAACGTGACCAAAGATGTTTTTTCAAAAATGGTCAACCAAACAGGATATATTGTGGATGGCGTGCCTTTGAGAGACGGCATGAGATTGTTAATTACTGCAGACACAGATCCTTTAATTAATAATAGAATATATGTGGTTAACTTTGTTAGTGTGGCAGGAGCAGAAGTAACCACGCTGAGATTAACTGAAGATTCAGATGCTCTACCATTAGACGGGGACGCTGTATCGGTTGAGCTAGGAGCAATTAATCAATCAAAAACTTTTTATTACAGCACCGTTGAAAGAGCATGGATAGAAGGACAATCTAAATTAGATATTAATCAACCACCACTGTTCTCATTGTTTGATAAAAATCACAAAGCATTTGATGACAATGATGTGTATCCAAATTCCACTTTCACAGGATCTAAACTTTTTGAATACAAAATTAGTTCAATGGCTGCAAAAGATCCTGTGTTAGGATTACAAATAAAGTACAATACAATAAAAAATGTAGGTGATATTGTTTTTACTTCTGATTTTGCTACAGGATCTTTTGAATATAACGTTAATGAACAATCTTACACAAAGAATTTTAATACAGGACATGCACATCAGATTCTTTCTAAAGATAATCATGTCAGCAGATGCGGTTGGATTGAAAGAAAAGAAGAGAGCAGACAGAGAGTTAAAAGGTTATTTACAGTAACCAGAGATGAATTAAAATTATTTCCGGTGGATGTTTTTGAAAACAGTAAATCGTTATCTGATTTATCTGTAACTGTAGATGTTAATCACATAACTCAAAATTTAGGAACAGATTACACACTGGTAGATGGATTGACCTACAAATATGTAAAATTTGCTAAAGATTTAAATGTAAACGATTTAGTTGAGTTAAATTGTTACAGTTCAGCAAAAAAAATTGCAAGCAAAGGCATATACGAAATACCCGAAAACATATCAGTAAATCCGTTCAATGCACAACTGTCTGATTTTACATACGGACAAATATTAAATCATTTACACGACATCAATGAAAAAAATGTTGAAATGGTTGGTGATACTCCTGGCAGCAGCAATTTAAGGGACATAGGCAATGTGAGATTAGAAGGTGGTTCTATAATTCAACACGGTTCTGCTTTACCTCAGGCTATATTTTTATTAATAGATCAAAATGCGAATGCTATTAAATCGATAGAATATTGTAATAATGAATACCAAAGGTTTAAAGAAACGTTTTTAGTTAATACACAAGGAACAGCACACGAAGGATTAATTTCAGACAGAGTTAACGAAATAATTAAAAATACTTCTAATAATAAGAATGCAAGTTTTCCTTTTTATTATGATGACATGATAGGGCATGGAGAAAAACTTACTGTGAGAAATTATACAGTACAAGATCCCGAAGAACTAGAATATGCTATTGATTCACAGTTTGATACTACTGTTCCGAGTACTAGAGCAGTATATGTATATCTTAATGACCAAATATTAATTCTAGGGTATGACTATATTTTTAACACAGAATCAGATGGTGTAACCATAACAAAAGCCTTAAACACCGGAGATAAAATTACAATTAAAGATTATGAAAATACTGCAGGAAGTTTTGTACCGCCAACACCAACAAAACTAGGAATGTATCCAAAATTTAAACCAGAAAAAATTATTGATAACACGTATAGAACACCTGTGGAAGTTATCGTAGGGCACGATGGTAGCAGAACTATTGCTTTTGGAGACTATCGTGATGATCTTTTACTAGAATTAGAAAAAAGAATTTATAACAATTGCAAAACAGTATTTAATTCAGAATTATTATCAGAAGATGATATAAGACCTGGAGTATTTAGGACCTCCGAATATAATAACAGTGAAATTAACAGTATATTAAGTTTAGATTTTTATAACTGGGCAGGACAAAATGGTATAGAATATCAAAACAATACAAACTATGATGAGAATGATTATTTTACTTTCAATTACAGTAAAAATAAAAATATTATAAATGGTGAAACTCTTCCAGGGTATTGGAGAGGCATATACAAATATTTCTATGATACAGATCGACCACACACTCATCCATGGGAAATGTTGGGGCACAGCGAACAACCGTCTTGGTGGATAGACACTTATGGACCAGCACCTTATACTTCAGGTAACGAATTACTATGGAATGATCTAACGGCAGGCTATAACACAGGGCTAGAAGAAACTGTAAACAAATACAAAAGACCCGGCTTATTAGATTATATTCCTGTGGATAACTCTGGCAATTTAAAATCACCTATGGCTATCGGATTAATAGATCAGTATCAAAATCTTGGAATTAATGAAAAATGGAAATTTGGAGACCAAGGACCAAGTGAAACGGCGTGGCGTAGAAGCAGTCAATATCCTTTCAGTATAATGAAATTATTAGCATTAACTAAGCCAGCTAAATTCTTTGGATATTTTTTAGACAATAGTAGATTAAAAAAGAATGTAGCAGGAAATTATATTAACAGTGAAACAGAAGTAGCATCAACACTTAAATCTACCAAATATTATTTAGAAACAACCGGCGGATCTACAACAGGAATCACTGCTGGATATCAACCTTTTATAGTTAACTATCTAATTAAGAACGGATTAGATCCAGCTCCCTTTTTCTATGACAAATTAAAAAATCTCAATGTACAATTAGCATATAAATTGGGAGGATTTACTGATAAAGAAAATTTAAAAGTTTTAACAGACAGCATAAGCCCAGGATCTACAGCAGGGTCTCAATTTATACCTAATGAAAACTATAAAGTTTTATTTAGAATCAGTAATCCTGTTAGAGATTATGATTATTCGGGAGTGTTGGTTGAATTAAATTCTAATGTTACTGGTGATGGCAGCACACTTGAAGGTGGGTACAAAGTTATTGGATATAACACAATCAAACCTTATTTTAGAGTTTTAAATCCTGTAGAAAATAAAAATGCTCATTCGATCACTATCGGAAACAGCAGTGCAATCATTTATAACGACTGGAGTGAAAACGAAACTGTTGTTCCTTATGGTGCTGTGTTTAAAACTGTTCAACAAGTGATTAATTTTTTAATTGGTTATGGAAAATATTTAGAACTTCAAGGATTTATATTTGATAAATTTAGCAACGAAATAAAAGAAATAAACAATTGGGAAACCAGTGCTAAAGAATTCTTATATTGGACTAGACAAGGATGGGCTCTAGGCTCAGCAATAACATTGAGTCCAGGCGCTGCAGGATTTGTTTTAGCTACTGATAATAGTGTTATCAGTAAATTTCAAAATTCATTAGGACAATATTCAGTTTTAGATTCTGCTGGTCGTGCTATAGAAACTCAATATATTTCAACCAAACGTGTTGGTAATAAATTTTCTATTGCTGTAAAAAATACCGAAGCAGGCATCTATAACATTTCAATGAATGCTGTGCAAAAAGAACAAATTATACTTTTTGATAATATCACAGTGTTTTCTGACATAATATTTGAATTGGTTACAGGATTTCGTCAGCAGAGATTAAAATTAGTAGGATGGAAAACAGGTGATTGGAATGGGGATTATTATTCTCCAGGATTTATATTTGATGAAGCTAAAGTAGACAGATGGATTGCAAATACAGACTATCAAATAGGAAACACAGTAGAGTATGCCAATGGGTTCTATGTGTCTAAAAAAAATCATAATTCTGGCACAGAATTCGATTTTGAAAAATGGACTAAGAAAAAATCTAAACCATCGGCTCAATTAATACCTAACTTTGATTATAAAATTTCACAATTCAACGATTTTTATAATTTAGAAACTAACAATTTTGATGAAACACAACAAAAATTAGCACAGCATTTAACAGGGTATCAATCTAGGTCATATTTAGAAAATCTTTTCTTAAATGACGTTTCTCAATATAAATTCTATCAAGGCTTTATTAGAGAAAAAGGCACACAGAATGCCATAGACCGATTAGTTAAAGCCAAATTTTATGGAGAAAATATCAATTTAACAGTGTATCCAGAGTGGATGATAAAAGTAGGAGAATTTGGAAATCTTGACGGCAGCAAGTCGATACAACTTACCTTATCAGACAATAATTTTACAAGCAATGCTCAAAGTATTGAATTATTGAATGATGATAATGATACTGAAGATTATACAAGATCGTTGTCAGTAACTAGCGATAAGTTTTATTCTAAACCTCTAGAGTATACAGCTTCAACTACGTTCTCTAGATATGATTATACTCAACAGGGATATGATAGAGATTTTGTTCAAAAATATAAAACTGCAGGATATGTGAGAATAACAGATGCACAACACACTGCATTTGATGAAAAAGACTTATTAAATTTAAATGTTAATGAGATTAATAATAAAGATTTGATATGGATAGCAAAAAAACCCAACAGCGATTGGGACGTACAGAGGATCACGTATACAGGACTTAATCTTATCACAATAAAACCAATAAACAATAATACTCAGGTTATATTAGGATTTAACGGAGTACACAATTTAATAGTGAATCAATATATAGCGATAAACAATAGTCAATTTCCTACATTAAATATCGTATACCAAATTACACAGATTATAGATGCAACTTCTATTTTAGTTAATTTTTCAAATGCTTCTACAATTAGCAGATCTTTCATATCAACAGATGCATCCACAATAACAACATATGGTAATCTATATCGTTTTGTAAGTGTGAGATTATCTTCGTTGGACACTGTTAATACTGTTTTACCTTATAACGAATATCAAGCAGCAGATGCTGTTAATCGATTGCCTGGGGATAAAATCTTTGTAGACAATGCAGGAGCCAATTGGAAAATTTATGAAAAGATCGATCCTTACAAAACTTTTAGAATAGGATCTCCGGATACAGATAATAATCAAGAGTTTGGTTATAAAACAATTGCTAGATCTGATGGAAGATTTGTTATAATTTCTGCGCCTGGCAGTCGAGGAGCAACGTCTCAAGGAGCTTTATATTTCTTTAGCAGAGGAGAAAATAATCCTGGAGTAGCATTTTCACTCGCAAACACTGCTGTAATGTCGGACAGCACCACTGGCACCGGTCGACTGGGACATAGTTTATCAATGAGTACTGATGAAAATTTTGTTGTAGCAGGAGCACCATATGCTAATATTTTAACAATAGACGGCAGCACAAGACGCAACAACAGTGGTTTAGTAAAATTATTCATATGGGATTCCGTGACAAAAGCATATAATGAATTTACAACTATAAAACCTGCAGACGACAGCTCATCGGCAAATATAAATTTTGGTTGGTCGCATGCTATGGCAGAACCAACTATAGACAGCAACAAATATACTAGACAAAAATATCTTTTGGTTGGAGCTCCAGGTTATGCTAATGATACAGGAATAGTGTATCTATACACATATACTCCGGTTGAAGATAGTACATTTGCAGCATGGACACAGGATAATAGTGTTGTCAGCAGCCAATCAGGCAGTAATAAAAGATTTGGTCATAGAATGGCTATAAATGATAATGGTGATATATTAGCAGTATCTTCAGTAAGTCCAGATGATGCTGGTATGGTAGAAATTTTTGTTAGAAACAGTCCAAGCAACGATGACAGCAGTGTTTTAGGATTCTCTCATGTGCAAACACTCAAAGGTGTATCAGCAGATGACAGCACATTAAACACAGCGTTTGGAGAGAGTCTATCTATGAGTAAGGACGGAGCAACTTTGATTATTTCTGCTCCAGGTAGAGACAACTTATCACAAGCAGATGCAGGTGCTGTTTACATTTATAAATGGAACGCAGACGGATCAACCAACACATATACTTTACAACAAACAATTTATTCTCCAGAAACTGCAACTAACATGCAATTTGGATCTACAGTGCATCTTAATCATGATGCTGATAGATTAGTTATAGGAGCAGAAAAATTTGCAAACAGTCGAACAGTAAAATTTGATAGTGGATTGACTACATTTGATTTACAAGACACACAAATAGTAGATCTTAATATAGGATCTGGGGGAGTTTTTACAGCAACCAAATACAATGACAATTTTGTTTTAGATGGCAAGTTAATAACTTCTAACGTGTCAGCCAATGATGATTTTGGTAGATCTGTTTTTGTAATTAATAACAGTGTATTTGTAGGTGCTCCAGGTGATGATACAAAATTTTCTGATAATTCTACTCGTGAAAATGATGGTATGGTTGCTGTGTTTGATTTAGCAACACCCGGATCATATAGTTGGAACGCGGTAGAAGAAGAGGAAACATTAATTGATGATCGACAAATAGATTCTGCTTTTATTTTTGATCGAGCAGAACAAAAAATTAAATCATATATTGATTATTATGATCCCATTAAAGGTAGAATATTAGGTATAGCAGACAGAGAAATTAATTATAAAACTGAATGGGATCCAGCAGTTTACAATTTAGGCACAGAAGCGGTTAATGTTAAACCAACCATGTCTTGGGCTGAAGAACACGTAGGAGAAGTTTGGTGGGATTTGAGCAAAGTTCGATGGATATGGTATGAACAAGGAAATCAAGAGTACAAAACAAAGAATTGGGGCAAACTTTTTCCAGGTAGTGAAATTGACATTTATGAATGGGTAGAAACTACACTATTGCCATCGGAGTGGAATCAATTAGCAGATACTGCTGTAGGATTAAGTCAGAAAGTATCAGGAAAACCGTTATATCCAGATAACACTGTGTTTACGTTGAGACAAAAATATGATTCTCGTTCAGATGGATTTATAAATTATTATTATTATTGGGTAAAAAATAATGTATTCTTACCCAACATTGCAAAAAGTGTTGTTACTAGAAAAAATACCACCGGTTACATAGCCAATATAATAAACAATCCAAAAGCAGCAGGAATTAGATATTTTGCAGTGTCAGGAACAAACAAGTTAATTGCATTTAATATTAAAAACGATATCATTAATGACAACACTGTTTTGAATATTACCTATAAAGATACAATTAAAGAAGGTGATTCTCATTATGTTTGGAAACTGATTAAAGAAGGAGACAAAGACGACGCACCTAATACACAGATTGAAAAGAAGTGGTGGGATAGTTTGATTGGTTCAGACGAAGCAGGCAACGAAGTTCCAGATATTGCATTGCCGTTAAATCAAAAATATGGTAATAAAGTTAGACCAAGACAGAGCTGGTATGTGGATAGATTTAATGCACTAAAAGAAATTATAGATTATGTTAATTCGGTATTAGCAAAAAATCAATTGGCAGATAATATTAGATATGATAATTTAAATTCAGCAGAAGCTGAACCAAATGCTATATCTAGGGAATGGGATGACACAGTAGAAACCTATGATGATTTAACATATATTGATACTAGAGATATCAGCGGTACAACAAATATATTAGTAAAAAATGATCAAACTTTTAGTAAAGGTTTTTGGGCTATCTATAATTGGAATGGCGCTGAATGGGTTAGAACTAAATTACAAACCTACAAGACCAGTGCTTATTATGATCGTGTTGATTGGTATGATGAATCATTTGATTCTAATGCTATTATTGAGAAACAATTAAATTATCAGTATGAATTAGATGCATTATCTCTAGACAATGGCAAATATGTTAAAGTTTTAACAGCCGATACTGGTGGTTGGAAAATATTTGAAAGCACCGCAGAAGGATTCAAGAACATTGCTACACAGAATGGTACTATTCAATTAAAAACGTCACTGTATGATTATTCAATCGATAACACAGGGTTTGATGGTCAAGATGCATTTGATGTTAATTTCTTTGACTCCGAACCTAAATTAGAGTTAAGAAAAATATTAACAGCTATAAGAGATGATTTATTCATAGGAGATTTAAAAGTAGAATATAATAATATTTTCTTTATAGGTTTAAGAAAAGTTTTAGAACAACAAAAATATGTAGATTGGTTAATAAAAACATCATTTATTAATGTATCTAATGTTTTAAGAGAATTAGATCAAAGAAAAAGTTATAGAGTTACCACAGAAGATTATGTTGAAGAGTATATTAACGAAATAAAACCATATCATACCAAAATTAGAGAATATAAATTAGGTTATACTGGATTAGATACTGAGGACGGTATCTATACAGATTTTGATTTGCCTGCTTTCTATGATGGAGATACTATTAGAAATGTTAACATATCCAATGATGCGGCAATATTAAGCACATATCCTTATCGTTTTTGGAGAGACAATTATAAAAAATATGTAGACTCTATCACAGTGATAGATGGTGGTAGCGGCTATATCACTGCTCCCACAGTTACACTAGTCGGAGGAACCATAAAAACAGTTGGACCATTTACAGTGTTAGGAACCAGTACACAAGGTGCTTCTTCCGGCCAATATGGATATTTTTATCCATTATATACAGCCAAAGTAGATGCTGACCTTGCTGACTCACAAGCAGGCGGAGCAGGAACGAGTGAGTTATTTAAATTTAATGAGTTTTCTAGTGTTGATTTTTACATGCCTACTACAGGACAAAACATTGCTATTACAGACAGACCTGAAAGTTATGAAATTTACACATTGTCTGATGTGACACAAGCCACAGCTAGAGCAGTGATCAAAGAAGGAGCAGTGGTTAGAATAGTTGTATTAACTGCTGGAACAAAATATACTTCAATACCTAGAGTTATTATAACAGGAGGTGGTGCTAATGGCAATACTCCTGTAAATTCGGCAAGAGCATATGCAAATCTTAGAAATGATATTGTAAGAGATATCAGTACTACAATCAAATTTGACAGAGTACAATCCACAGCCACAGTGTTACAATGGACTAGCAATACTACCTATGCTTATAATGATTTAATTAGGCATGACAATAAACTTTATAAAGTTATTGCAACATACACCAGTACAGAAACTTTTGATGAAGGATTAACAAATCTTACAAGATTAAGAGGAGACGAACCATACATTACAGCAGCAGAAAGAACGCTTGGATTGTATGCTCCAGATGCTGGTATGCCAGGTAATGAATTATCTCAAGTGATGACAGGAGTAGACTACGGTGGAGTTATGGTTACAGGATTAGCTTTTGATAACGGTCAGGGTTGGGATAGATCTCCATGGTATGACTTGCCATGGGATAGTTTTGGTTTAAGTAGAGTCAAAATATTCTACGGAGACGGTACTACAACCAGCTTTACTTTTGATTACGCTCCTCAACCAACAGACGTATACACAGTTTATTTTACTGATATCAGTGATTCATCAGTACAATACCCCGCTGCTATGGCAAATGTTAATAGAGTCAGACAGAGAACACAAGTGTTAAGAGGAGATGGCACAACTAAGACTTTTACCATCTTAGGTGACGATGGTAATCCTACTCCTGCAAATACAGTTATTGAATTGATACCGTTTGATGATGATGGAGTTTTAACACCCACCGATGATAAGACTTTGGATACTCTAATCACAGGAGGATTATTTAAATCAGCATTAGGAGTATCGCCTAGTGATATTATTGTGGAAGGAGATGCTTTTATTACACCAGAAACCAGCTATGCTCCAGAAGAAAATTTACCTGGTAGCATTTTTGATACTGTAGATATTCGAGTTTACACTGCTCCAACATCGGGTGTGCCTTTTATTATACATAAAAATTATATCGGAGATGCATCAACTACCTTATTCTCAATAGGACAACTAGCAGGTACACAATCATCTGTGGTAGTTTCTTTAGACGGAGTAACACAGACATTAAATTCTGAATACACAGTAGATATTCAAAACAAAACAATTACATTTGCATCAGCACCAGCAGTTAGCAGTAAAATTTCTATAAAAAGTTTTGCTATATCTGGCAGCAACTATATGGTTCTCGATACATTCGTTGGAGATGGATCCACATATTCTTTTGCAACTAAGAGTAGAGAAACTTATCAATTAGACAGCTCGATGAGTCAATTATTTGTTACTGTAGATGGTGTTCCTACTACAGATTACACTTATACAGTAAACAATAGAGATATAACCATAAGTTTACACACAGGAGATGGATCCACAGCAAATCCTCCAGCCGCAGGCACCAGCGTACAGGTCGCATCTTTCAATCAACCTGCAGGCAACGGAAGAGCATACTCTGAGATTCGATCACAACAGATTGTGTATGATGGCAGCACAGACACTTACACATTGTCATATCCTCCTGGTTCAATAGAACCCTATTCAAGTTTAACCATACTGGAGCATCAAGGAAAAATTTTAAGAGGACCCGACAACACTTACTATCTAGGTGATGGATCCAGCAATGCTTTTTCATTTGTTGACTATGCAGGATCCACAGAAGATGACAGCACATCCACAGGATATGTGGACGTAAAATCTGGTGAAAAAACTGGAATCCTTAATGACCCCACGGCAATAGACTCGTGGTTACAAACAGAATACGACAGTGCTTGGTATATGGCCATCACAAGAGACGAAGTTTCAGGAGAATTAGCCACTGCTAAATATTCTTTAGTTCATGATAACACAAATGTTTTTGTAAGCTCTTCATCTATCACTTCAACCGGAATAGCTGAACATATCACCACAGATGGTTCAATAGGTTCGGGTTTGGTGTCATTGACGGGTACGGGTAGTTCTACATTAAATTCTGTTTCTTGGTATAGAATAGGCCTAGGTGATAACACAGTAGATACTATAGGAACGTCTGTAACAATTAACCTACCTTTGTTAGATTCTGCCACGGTATCATTAGAAACGCCGGGTTGGGATAAAAACACTAGTAGAGGAGCCAAATATTTTATATCAGTAGAGACCATCACTGGTCCTGTAAAAAAAAGCAATATAGAAGCATTACTAGTGCATGATGGGACAAACGCATATGTTACCTCGTACAACATAGTGAACACAGGAGCATCGGATATGGTCACAATTTCGAGTGATATAGCCGCAGGTAAAGTGAGATTATTAATGTCATCTAATGTGGGTGATTGTAGAGTTAGAGCTTATAGAATATTGCTGAGTGATGGAGACACTAATGATGGAAGTAATGTTGTTGGAAACACTGTAATCTCAAGCGGTGAAACCCAAATAGACACTTTTCAAATTTCTGATTATATCGGAGCTCATTATATTGTGACAGCGTACAATGCAAGTGAAGGAGCAGCATCGATATCGGAAGTGACATTAGTGGCAAGTTCTTCACAAATATATACTAACACCGCACCGCACCTAAGCACCAAAGGATCAGATCAATTATCATTTAGTAGTTCAATATCTGGAAGTACAATATCGTTCAACGCAAGTTCAACATCAGGTTCAGGCACTGTTGTTAGTGTTTATAGATTTGGATTATTGCGTAATCCAGGAGGAACAATAATTGATCCCAGCAAGGTCAGAGTATACCTAAATGGTATTAAGAAAGATCGATTTAGTGATTACGCTGTTAATATTGATACGAAATCAATTATATTTAATGATGCACCAGCAAATTTGGATTTAATTGCTATATCCACACAGGTAGGAACGCATTACTTTGATAAAAATGATCAAATAGTTTTACAACCAGACAACATGACTCTAGATGGTATCACTCTTGCTGAAGGAGATATTATTACAGCAACAACATTTAATAATGCTGTGGGCATGAATCAACGCAGAGAAAAGTTTAAAGGTAACGACTCTGGAGAATATTATCTGTTTCAAACTCCGTTGAATAACGATTATGTATTTGTTTGGGCAAATGGAGAAAATCTAGTACAGGGGTTTGATTGGATAATAACAGATAATAAGATCACAATCACGAGATTATTAACATCTAATGACAGAATTGATATAATGTATTTTGTTACCGAAGGTAACAATTTTTCTACTGGCTTTAGAATATTTAAAGACATGCTCAATAGAACATTCTATAAGAGAATCAGTCAAACAAACACAACAACACTGACAACAAATTTATCAATTGATGACAAAACAATCACAGTAACCGATGGCAGTGTGTTGAAATCTGTGGATGGTAGTACATTGTTACCAGGAGTAATCTTTATTGACAATGAAAGAATAGAATATCTTTATAAAGATGGTAATACACTATCTAATATCAGAAGAGGTACTCTAGGAACAGCAATTAAAAATCATATTTCTGGAGCATCAGTAGTTGATGCATCTGGTCAACAAACTGTTCCATATGCTGACACAATATATACTAAAAAACACATTGCTGATGGATCAACCACAGCATTTATTTCATCACAATCGTTGAATTCTCCTCATGAGGTTGATGTTTTTGTGGGAGGAAGACGATTACCATATCTTAATGAAGACAGCAGTGCCAATTACACAGTAAACACATGGGATGGTAGCTCAGCCAATATTATATTAAGCGAGCAACCTGCTGCTGGTACAGAAGTAAAAATTATACAAAAACGTGGACAAATATGGTATAATAGGGGAGAAACAACTGCTGCTGATGGTAAAGGATTGGGTAAATCCAACACAGCACAGGCCAAATTCATAGCGGGAGAACCAACAAATGTACCTGAATAAATATAACGAAATGACAGAGCATGCTAAACAAGAATTAACCAATGAAAAACAAATGAAAGAATCCAAACCAAAAGATAATTCAGGAATTAAAGTAGAAGGTCATATTAAAATATGGGATCCGACCACCGGTGAAGTAATAGTGGACAAAAGAAATGCTATTCATTATGAAAACATGAGTATAGCACTTGCTAATAGTTTGGCACATAAGACCACAGGATTCGTTCATGAGATGGCATTTGGAAATGGTGGAACTACTGTCGATCCTACAGGAATTATAACATATCTAACTCCTAACACATCAGGTAGCAATGCTACTCTATACAATCAAACATATTATAAAGTAGTAGACAATAATTCATCATCTAACAAAGATACCACAAGAAATAAAATGGAAGTGAGACATACTACAGGAAACAAATATACAGACATCATTGTAACTTGTACATTGGACTACGGTGAACCGGCTGGACAGTCAGCATTTGATAATACAACAGATTTTAATGACACTTATGTGTTTGATGAACTAGGATTAAAATCTTGGGAAGGCACAGAAAATGGAAGCACTAATAAATTATTGACACACGTAATATTTCACCCTGTACAAAAAAGTTTGAATAGATTAATACAGATAGATTATACGTTGAGGATACAATCATTAACAACATTTACGGAATAATTTAGATGCCTTATACAGTAAATAAAACAGACTCAACAGAATCACCCAATCAATACACAGTACAAGATTCTGTTTTAAATACTCAAACAAATATTTCTTTAATAGGAAAAGGATATGCCGGTTATGGAGAAATTGTAGCAGAAAATTTCTTACATCTTTTAGAAAATTTTAGCAATTCAAATGCACCGAGTAAACCTATCAAAGGACAGTTATGGTATGATTCTAGCACACAAAAATTAAAAATATTTACAGGTACCTCATTTCAACCAGTAGGAGGAGCAAACTATCAAAATACTGCTCCGGTTGGATTAAATGCTGGAGATTTATGGGTTAATTCTACAACTCAACAACTATATTTTAATAATGGTACTGACGATGTTTTAGTTGGTCCAGCAGCAACTACAGACAGTGGTTTTAGTTTTGATACAATTCTTTCATCAATTGATCAATTAAAAAATATAACCTATTTAAAAAATAACAATGTGCTTATAGCAATTATCAGCGAAGAACAATTTATTCCTAAAATTTCTATTCCTGGATTTCCTACAATTAAAAAAGGAATAACCCTTACAGAAGATATAGTAGGAGTAGCATTTGCTGGTACAGCATCAAGTGCCAGCAGTTTAGCTGGTGTAGATCCCGACAATTTTTATTTAAAAACAGGTGGAAACCTTACAGGAAAAGTTAATATTAAAAATGATGAAGGACTACAGATAGGTGCTGATGATGATTTTAGAATTACAGTTGAATCAAACGGCAATGTTTCTATAATTAACAATACCAATAATGCAGATATCACTTTTACAATTAAAGACGGTGGTGCAGTAACCACAGTAATGACCATTGATGGAGCCACTTCGAGAATAGGTATTGGCACAATTACTCCTTCTTCAACACTAGATGTTAGTGGCACAGTGAATGCCACAGCTTTTACAGGACCAATAACAGGAGCAGTTACAACCACAGGCATTGAAGTTAATGATGGCGGAACTATAGCATTTAATGGAACTATCGATGACAGTAATTCAACTGTTCTAACAGTAGCCGAACCCACAGGAACCAACACAATCACTCTGCCTGATCGATCAGGGTCAGTGGTTACTACCGGTGATACCAACGGTAATGCTTCGATCAGTGGTAACATGTTCAAAAGCAAAATTACTTTAAGTATTTTAGATTCAAGCGGTGCAACGCTAACCACAATGTATGCTCCAGGCTCTAACACTTAATATTTTATTAACATTGACAATGTCTTATTATTTGTTTACTATAGTTTACAGCAGGAATTTTTATGGCAGTTAGAACACCCCTATATCATGATGATACATCATCTGCTTCTACGCCTATTTTAAAACAGATGTCCGCAGGTCAAATTACTGCAGTCAAAAATGCTTTTAAACAATTGTATTTTCAATCTCCATCCGTGAGATTAAATGTTATTCCTTCCGGTGGTGGTAATATGAGATTGCCTGACAATAGTGCAATGACAAATACTAGATTGGTAGCGGGTGCTTATTCTACCGATCCCACTACTTTTCCAAACGAAGAAACAACACAGGAACCGCAAATACAAACAGTAGAGTATGATAGATTAAATCAAACAATTGAATCAGTGACTCAGCCAACCAATGCTAGTAATATTGAATATCCAATCTATTACTACACTGATGGTGCTTCACAACCGATATTAAAATCAATGACTCTGCAGGATATGTACGATACTTTTGCAGAAGCTGTTGTTACAAATGATCTTTCTGTGGGAGGTGCTGTATATACAGTGTCAACCAGTACAACAGAAGCAGGATATACAGAAGTTAGTGGCGACGAAACTCCATTTTTTTTAGACACTAGAGCTAACCCTGCAGGCTATAACGCAGCTGAAATTCCAGAAACCGAAGACTCCACAACCACACAAGAAATACAAAATTATTATCTACACAAAAAAAATTATGTTACACCTGCTTATCAAGCACCGGCTAGATTAACATCAACAGGAAATATTATTACTCCAAGCACAGAAACTTGGAACACTGTGTTTCAATCGATTATACGTTATATGGCAGCTAATGTAGAAGGATATAGATTACGTTATTCCATCAATGGTAGTGGCTCTACCTGTGGCACTGCGATGACAGACACTCGATTGGAAGGCGGCGCTGGTGTTTATCAAACGCTTGGAGCAGGTGGTGATGATTATAGAGCCCAAGAATTTCCAGATGGATCCAGCACAATTATAAGCACATACGAATTAAAAGTTAATCAAATATAATTAATGATTTTAGACAACGGTAGATTTACTCATGCTGTGTATGCCAGTAGCAAACAGAATTTAATTTTTGCTACATGGTACAGCGAAAATACTAAGAAGCACAAAGAGATTGCAATTAAAACAGATCTCGATAACAAACTTTATAAAAAATTATTAGAAACTTTTACTCCTGACGAAATTTATCAAATGACAGACCAAAAAAGAAAATTAAACAGTCAAACGTTTGAGATTTATGTGAAGGATATTGCTTTAAAATACGGATTAGTTTATGATCCCCTGATACATAATCCACAAGAAAAGTTAACAGTTGATAATCTGTTTAATCCACTTGCAGGAGATGTAGGTACAGATTTATTGTTTAATTTAAAATTAAAAATATTTGATCTCCCGGAAGTAACACAATCTAACAATACTGAATTGAAGAAAAAACTTCGCGAAGCAAAAACTCCTCTAGAATCTCTGTATATAGCAGGTAAATTTTTATACGAATAGATTGTATTTTTCCCACTGATGTGGTTGATTACTCATATGAGTAAAATGTACGAACTTGATGTCGGGATAGAACTCATTGCCTAAAAACATGTAAGGATTTCCTGTAACTTCATTATATTTTTTATTAAGATTAGCCAATGTGTGTCTAGAAAAAGGTTTGGGTCTAGCTTCCATCCTACAAAACCAAGCATCTGGTAGTGTAATTAATTCTAATCTTTCTTTTGCACTGTCTTCAATGAAATGTTGTTCTCCATTAACAGGACCACTAGTGAATCCTTCTTCTATATATTTTTTCTGCCAATGTTCAGGATTGCTCATGAATTTTTCATAAATGTAATAGCAATCACGTGGATAATATTTGTAAAAACCTCCATTTATATTAAATCTATTTTTTTCTCCTGTTTTATCTCTCCACCAACCCGGAGCAGCAAGAAATTGTCCAGGTTTAATAGGATATTCAAATATTTTTTTATAATCATTGATGAGTAAGACATCAATATCCATTACACAGATAGGCTCGTCTTGTGCGAGAGCCATACCATACATTTTATTCCATTGCAGTTTTATGTTGTCGGCTATAGGTTCTCTAATCCAATTGAATTCATATTCAGGTAATTTAGATTCTAGATAGGTCTCATATTCAGGACCATATCTCGTGCCTATTCTAACAGCAATTATTTTTGTCATAGCCAATAATCGTTGACCCAAGAATTTACTTCATTTTGTTTAGGTCCGTTGTTTAAAATACATACCTCGTAGTCTAATCTTAATTTTTCAGGTGTGGTGTCTTTGCCATACTTGGCACCTTTCCAATAAGAATAAGCAATACCTGTAGGTAACAAATCTATTTGTACAGGTTCATGATATAGATAACGATCTATACCTCGATACTTAAACAATATCATGTCTTTATTTTTTTGAAAATAATTGTATATTTCATCACCTTGATTGTCTTGCCATTTCATTATGGATGAGTTATATTGTGTAGGATATTTGTTTTCTGGCTTGGCTTTTTTATGAGGTAATAAGAAACCTTCTTTCCATTGTGAGTATAGAATAGACACTGTTCTTGTTTTTACAGATAACAATCTTTCCATAGGTTGTAAGATCACCACGTCGAGATCAAAAAATATGTTAGTGCCTTGTCTAAACAGTTTGAATAATTCTAATTTGGGCCAATACTGTGTTAGATCAGTCTGCATGGGAATAATTTTAACAGACGGGTTAATGTCTTTGCCATTATCGGTATAGCAATAAAACGTGAATGGGGTGCCGCAAATGTTTTTTTCAACCATATTAAATAGTTTATTCACAAATTCTGCGGAGTATTTGTCACCCCATTTGACACACATTATATTAATCATACAGTTTGATACTCCCATTTTGTGTGTCGATCGATTTGTTTCATAAATTCTTCAGTGTTCAATTGCCACACAGTTTGATTGGTACCTCTGTAAAAAACATCTTTAACTTTTTTTATTACACCTTGTTTTGACAATAGCTTGGCCCATATACCATTTACCTTTTGCATACTAGCCTCATCTTTATTGGATGATGTAATATAATATTTGCTGTCTTTGGGAAGAGCATCTAATGTAACCGGGATAAAAATTTGAGAACAAATATTTTGATGTTTTGTAATACCGTCTTTAGCTCTCATATGTTTAATAGGTAATAGTTCAGTCAACGCACAAGTTCTCACACAAATTCTATAACTATTTTCTCCCATTACTTCATCGAAGTCGTGAACAGCAGTTGAACCAACAGGTAAATTATCATAAAATAAGATCCACAAATTAAAATATTTTTGTTTACTAAAAGAATCAATCAGTCTTTTTTGTGAAGCATTGTTTAAAAATCCTTTTTCTTGGCATCGCTGGTAAAAGAAAGACAGATCGAGGTCATTAGTATATTTTTTTATTTCATACATTGTACTAGATATTATATAATTTTTTATCTTTAATTAACAGAATAATTTGTAAGATCGGACACAGTGCTGTCTTTGAATACTGTTTTTCTTCTTGCACAACTTTCACAAATACCACAATTACCCATAGACACATCGCAGCTACTTGTTTGGTACAATTGTGAAGTATAACCAAGAGCATCATATAGATCTATAATTTCTGATTGTGTAAGTTTTTTAAAAGGTCGAGTGTTTGTTTCATAGTCAATTTCGTATTGTTCAAAACCGATATATTTGCTTACTCCAAATAATTTTCCTTGTTGTTTAAAAACATAATTGTACAATTCTAGATATTTGTTTTTATTTGTTTCAAGGTATGGGTTAAGTCTATCATTTGTAATTTTTCCTTCACTCCATTTAGAATCTTTTAACATAGTCATACATTGTTCATGAATTTTATTGTGTCCGGATAATACAAATTTCAATTGAGGATATTGTTGTAATATTAATCTTTTTGCTTCAACAGTCATATTTCTATTTTCTTTAACTGTATTTGATAAAATATATTGATGAGTACCACCTAGTTTTTTTACAGCTTGGTCAAAATATTCTTTTAAAAAATTTAATTTGTCTTCATCGTTTTTAAATTGTAAAAATTCTTCAAAAGCAATCAATACAAAAACTACATTATCTATACCATATAACTCTTTAGCTATTAAAGCAATTAGAGTAGTTTCAATATCTCCAGTAAATAGAATTCCTACTTTTTCACCAGATGCAATTTTAGGAAACTCGTCTAGATTAAACGGTGTTTTGTTTTTTCCTAAAACATACGACTTATTCATGGTCAACCTTTTCTGTATAATGCCACAAAGTTTTTTGTGGTATTTTTATACCATCTGCTTCAATCACGTGAACCTGTGAACCAGTACATCTTTGATGACAAATAGATTTGTCATTTTTGTACATTGTTTCCAGCCAATTTTGAAATATTGGGTCATTTAATATTTCAAAGACACCACGCTGATGCAATGATATAGAGTATTTATTTTCAGATATTGCCCAGTTGTTTACTTTGTTAAATGTAGATGCAGTCCAACAACAAGGGAACAATCTACCCCAAGAATCCACATAAATCTCTTTCCTTTGTTTGTGTAGACAAATTAGTGATCCTTTGTGCTGCATAAAATCAATATCAAATCTGTCTGCTGTGGGAGGATATATTTTTTTAGTTGTATTATTCTCATCACGATAGATAAACGGTTTATTAAAATCTTTAAATCGAGCAGAAATTTTTAAAACAAAATCTTTAAATCCCATTTCTTTAGCCATTGTTTCAGCTGTCTCAACCTGATGCTCATTGTGAAAGAAAGGTATAAAGAACCATTTGGCATTGGCTCCTGTTTTTATAAATGCTCTAGCATTGTCTATCAACTTTTTCCATTGTACTCCTACTCTATATATATGATTGGTATCTTCCAAACCATCGATGTGCCACTCTACAAATGAGTGAGGAGTTCGGGCATAAACGTTGCCTAACTTTTCCCAAAAATCGGTGTTGCGTACTCCACCGTTGGTGCTTAAAGTAATCATGATAGAGGGATTGTGTTCCAACACATATTCGTGAATCTGTATTAGATCATGGGCGATAGCAGGATCACCGTAATTGCCACAGAATTTAATTTTCTTTAATTGTTTTATAAAAGTTTCTGGAAAAAATTTAACGAAATCTGTATAGGATATTTCTGACTGATTATTCAGTATTATTGGGTTATTAGTTCTCGAGCACATTGGGCATTTTGCGTTGCAACGGCTTGTAATTTCCACATGTACTGAATCTATTTGGTCCATTATGCTATTATACATATATATTTGCTCAATATCAAGCAAGTTAACTAAATTACGCCAAAAACCCTTTAAAACGTTATTTGTAAAATGAAATAAATATACAGCATGGCATACATTGTAAACAAAACAGACGGATCACAATTAGTCTCAATCACAGACGGTACAGTGGATAACAGCACATCGCTGTATCTATTTGGTAAAAGTTATTCAGGATACGGAGAGTATCTCAACGAAGATTTAGTAAAATTATTAGAAAATTCTGCATCCACAGCTAGTCCATCGGCACCTTTAAGAGGTGAGCTTTGGTTTGATACCAACACCAATCAATTAAAAGTGTATGACGGAACAGCATTCAAGCCCACAGGTGGAGCCAAATCACAATCAGCAGAACCTACAGGAGCTTCTGCAGGAGATTTATGGATCAACAGTGACGATGAACAAATGTATTTTAGAACCAGCTCCAGCACATGGCAATTGGTAGGACCGGTTTATTCAAAAGGTCAAACACTGTCAGGATGGAAAGTAGAAACCATTAATGACAGCTTTGGAAGCAGTAGAGTAATCAGCTCAATGTATAATGGCAACACCAGAGTTGCAATTATGAGTTCTGTGACTTTTACTCCAGCATCAGCACCGTCGGGATTCCCAGAAATATATGCTGGTATCACAATGAGCAATGCTCTAGGTGCAACCTTTGCAGGATCAACTACCACAGCAGCTAATTTAAATATTTCAGGAACCACAAACATTTCAGGCACAGTGATCGCTGGCGGTAATATCATGAGAAAAGACACAGCGCAAACCATGACGGGTGTTCTAACTATTTCTACAGACAGCGGTATGAGAATTGGTGCTGCTAATGATTTACAATTAACAGTGTCGGGCATTGATACTACTATTTCTAACGTGACTGAAAATGGAGACATTGACATTCAAGTTAACAACAACGGATCAACCATAACACCAATCAAGATTGATGCAGCAAATGGTAGAGTGGGTATTTTTACAAGCTCACCCACAGTGCCATTTGAAATCACAGGTGACGTTAGAATTGTAGGAAATTTAAGTGTGTCTGGAGAATATGCCAACACCACAAGTAATATTAACGTGATTGATGACAACTGGTTAAAATTAAACACAGGAAATTCACAAGCAGATGCCGGTATCATAGCAGAAACAGATTCTTTAACAGATGATGCTAGATTATTTTGGTCAGTGTCAGACGGTTTTTGGTCAGCAGGCAGCAATGCTTCTTACTCTCAAATAATTAGATTAGCTGATGCTAGCACTAATGGAGATGCCAACAAAGGTACAGTTTTAAAGACAGATGTATCCACAGGTAATGTTACAGTAACTGATGTTACTATAGGCACAGCATTCGTTGCAGTGTCCACAGCAAGTACCTCGCAAAAAGCAGCCACAATTTATCAAGTTGCAGAATCTATCAAAAGATGGGGTGGCTCTTATGTCACTATAGATGGTACTGTAGGTTCACCAACAGGCAATAGTATAGCAGGTGCTAGATATGTAGAAACTGTTGCACCAACCAGTGGACAGGGAAGTAACGGGGATCTTTGGTTTGTAAGGGAGCCTTAATTCCATGCCTTACACTATTTCAACTACTGTTAAACCCAACGACACCTATACATTCACATATGATGGTTATAAATGGACTGGCATCATTCCGGCTGGCGCACAATCTATGAAAGTTTATCTTTGGGGAGGAGGTGGCGGAGGTGGAGCACAAGAAACTTCCGGAGCAAACGGCACAGGCACAGGCGGACATTACGTTTATCACGATTCTATTGATCTTACATCACATGTGGGAGAAACTATAACATTAGGAATAGGTGGAGGTGGTGGCGGAGGATCCAACGGTGGAGGAGTTGCAGGTGGATTTAATGGTAGAAGTTTAACAGGATATTCAGGCGGTGTGGGAGGTAGTTCCGGATCAACAGGATCGTCAGGATCTGGTGGTGGTGGAGGTGGAGCCACAATAATACAAATTAATAGCGTTGACGTAGCTTTAGCTGCAGGAGGAGGAGCCGGCGGTGGAGGAGGAGCAGACAGTCAAGGAGGAGTAGGTATAACTTCTAATGCTCCGACATTAGCTGCGCCAGGCACACTGGGAGAAAATGGAACACCTCACAACGGAAACGGTGGCGGAGGTGGTGCTGGTGGAGGTGGAGTAGATGGGGGTATAGGTGGAGACAGTAATGATAATGATGCCGGAGGAAACGGTGGATATGCAGGTTCTTCTTTAGTACCAAGCGGAGGAACAACTACAGTAGCAAGCGGACAAACGCCAGCTGGATCACCAGGCAGTGGATTTGCTACAGGAGGAAATCAAGGTTCTTCCGGAAATAACGGTAAGGCAATAATAATTTTTACAATCAGTGCAGAAGCAAGAGTCAAAGCAACTGGAGCATGGAAAACTATTACCGCTATGAAATTCAAACGTGACGGTATTTGGAAGAATATTACTGCTGCTTACATAAAAGTAAATGGAGTATGGAAAGCTATATTTAATACAGGATTTAATTGGCAATCAACAACAGCAGGGTTTGGAGACACCACAGGTAATCCTTATTCAGGCAGTCCAGGTACCGGTCCTTCAGGTGGAGGTGGAGGTGGAGGAGGATGTTCTATTATCTGTACCAAATTACATGAGTTAGGTTATCTATCAGATGAGATCTATCAAGCAGACGAAAAATTTGGTCATTGGTTAAGACAGACAGATCCTGATGCGTATTATGGATACCTTAAATGGGCACGAGTCGTTGTGGATTGGATGAGTAACGAAGGTCCACAATGTATGTTTTGGATCCAAGATAAAATCGAAAGAAATTCTCGTCAAAAAGCTATGGCTGTAAGATGGGCAAAAAGAATTGCTACACCATGGGCACAGCATATGGCTTACAAAATGGGAGTGTTAAAAGAAGACAATCGAGCAGGCAGATGGATAATGAATATTGGTATTACTGTAAGCAGAATTGTAGGAAAATTTGTTAAACATACCAACCAGCCTACTAAAAATGTAGCGATTGGTTATGCCATGTGGGCAATGTTTGGATTATTATACATGATAGCAGGAGTAAAATAATGGGAATATCAGTTGAAGAATATCTACACAATAGACAGGCCTGTGCTCAATGTCAAGAGCATGGAGATGAAGAGCATTGTGTATCTACCCTATTAAGTCGTGAAGACAATTGCATATTTTATAATTCAATTCTAGCATATCATCTACCCACTAGAACAAAAACAACACCATTTACACCAGATGAAAATAATGCATCAGCACAGGCTGACTTTGCTCTATTACAAGCATTCAGAGAATATATTAACGAAGATAAAATGGTAGAATATTATGTAAGAGCAGAAAAAATAGTAACACAAATCAGAGGCATACATCAAAATGATAGAATCATATGGCAAGGATATTACGAAAGATATGTTAGAGACATTCTAAATTCTTTAAGAAACAACGATAAAAATACTGCAGTGGTAAAAATTGTGGAAATGTTAGAAGCATTAGAATATACCAATGGTAGAGTTATATGCACCTGGTTAAGAAACAATGGTCTATTTTCTCCAGAAGATCTTGCAATGGATACCCAATTCAGTGTACAATACTTGAGTGATAATACCAAAATAGGTTATTGGATATGGGCATGTCCACTGGTACACTATATGGAAAAAAATTACAAAACAAAAGTTGATTCTTTATTTGTAAAAACAATTAGAATCATTGCTCAAGCTAGAACCAATGAGATAGCATATCAAATAGGAACAAGAGCTCAAAGTGATATACTGGGTAAATTTGTTAGAATAGTAGGAGAAGGCATGTGCTTTATTATAGGCACTATAGCAAAACCTTTTTTAGCCAAAAAGTTTAACAATTGGCTGACACTGTATTCTACAAAACAAGGATAATTAATAAGGAGAAACAACAAATGGCCATAACAAAACAACAAGTAGCTGATTATATCAATGCAAATTATCAGTCTAGTTTAACTGCTGATGATCTTGTAAAAATAGATCAAGCATTGACACCAGAACTAGCAGCAATCCTAATCAAGTTACTAGGAGATGTTAGCTTTTTAGTACATGTGAGAGATAACGAAAGCAACTAAAAATAAATGTCTTATACCATAAACAAAACGGACGGAACAAAACTAGTAGTGCTAAAAGATGGCACAGTGGATATCTCCACTACGGATTTGGCTCTATTCGGAAAAGGATATGCAGGATTTGGTGAAAGACTTAATGAAAACTTTATTAAGGTATTAGAAAATTTTGCCAACACCGCAGCACCGGCAAAAAAAATTAAAGGACAACTGTGGTATGATACACTTACAAATCAAATTAAAGTTTGGAATGGATCAAAATTTAAACCTGTAGGCAGCAGCACAGTGGGCACTGCTAGACCCACCAGTGCCAATGCTGGAGACATGTGGTTTGACACAGGCAACGGTCAGTTGTATGTGTATTCAGGCACTGCATGGCAGTTGATTGGACCAACCACAGTGTCAGGTAGTGGAGTTACACAAGTTATTCCAGACAGTGTTCGTGACAACGTGGGTGTTTATAAATCTTTATTAAAATTAGTGGTTGATGATCAGATTGTGGCCACAATTTCTAGAGAACAATTTACTCCTTTAACTGCATTAGCAGGGTTCACTACAATTTACAAAGGTATAACCATGAATTCCACCAGCATAGTGGGAGCAAAATTTGTAGGCACTGCGACCAATTCAGAATTATTTGGTGGATTAGCCACAAGTGATTTCTTAAGATCCAACGCAGCAGAAACCACAAACTATCAATTCACTATCGCTGCAGATGACGGACTATTAGTAGGAGCAAGTTCAGATGCATTATTAGGAGTAACAGGGGGATCCAATGTGGTGTTACAGAACAACACCAGCAACGGAAATATATTATTTAGAGTAAACAAAGGTGGAGATACCGAAACCACAGCAATGACCATCACTGGATCAACAGGGCATGTTTCTATACCAAATCTTACAGTGGCAGGCAGATTAACAATCACAGGCACACAAGTGGTTGTGGAAACCCAAACACTGTCCATAGAAGACAACATCATTGAGTTGAATAGAAATATTTCTAGTGCTGCGGCCATGCCCAACTATTCTGGATTAAAAGTTAGAAGAAGTGATGCAGCTGGCGGAGTAAATGAAAATCTATTTTGGGTTTGGGATGAAACATTTGCAGATGATGGTACAACTCGTTATGGTAATGCTGGTGGTGCTTGGACTGCATTCAGAGACCAAGGAGAGATTGCTTCTCCCACATTGGTAGATATCAGAGCCAACATAGTGCATGCAACTTCCACAGCAGCTCAGTATGCGGATTTGGCAGAGCGTTATGCCACAGACATGCCATTAGAATCAGGTGATGTGGTGATACTGGGTGGATCAAAAGAAATAAGCAAATCCACACAAGAGTTAGATCACAGAGTATTTGGTGTGGTTTCTGAAAAACCAGCGTTTTTAATGAACAAAGATGCTGGTAATGATGACAGTCATCCTATGATCGCTCTCAAAGGTAGAACCAGAGTAAAAGTAATAGGGGCGGGCACAGCAGGAGATCGCATAGTATCCAGTCAAATCCCCGGAGTTGCTAGAGTAGCACAGCTAAATGAATGCACAGCATTTAACGTGCTGGGTAGACTGATTAGTGATAAATATAATGCACTATTAGAATTAACAGAGTGTGTAGTAGGAGTGAAATAATATGGGTTATACAGTTGGTGATAAAATACTAGATCAAGAATACAATAATTTTTTAAATAGCACGTCTACTCCAAAAGGTATCAATTATACATTTGGTACAGGTGCTCTACAATGGGGATTAGGACAGACAGCATTAAGTTCAGTTGCAGTAGGAGAAAATATCACAGCAGCTCAATGGAATTCATTATTTGCAGCCATGGACAACGTGGCCAATCACACCAACGACACTCTAACATCCACAGCAGCCAAAGCAGCAGGAGATGTCATCGCTGTCAAAGCAGCTCTGGTAGCTGACTTGACCACACTGGCATCATCAGTGGCTAATGGCAGTCCCAATGCCACAGCACTCAGCACATCAGCAGCTCTACAAACTTCAACATCATCTGTTCGATATGCGGGATCACACACAGTGGAACACTCTATCACATTCACCAATGCCAATCAAGCTCGCTACTTCTTCAATGCGGGCGGCAAGATACAGATCAACATCACAAGAACCACCAATGCTGGCACAGCAGCCACATCTAAAGATTCATCAGTGAGTGAGTTAATCACAGGATTGGGTAACTTCCAATTGAAATCACAGACTTCTTCCAGATCTGGATCGGGAGAGACACTCAGCACAGATGGAACTGCTATTGGTTTCTATGATCTCACCACGTCATATCAGACCATTTTAGAGTTAACACAAAATTCAGGCACATACACCACTATGTATTTTAAAATAGAAGCCAAGGCAGATGCAGCAGCAGGTTCTGCTATAGTGGTAACGATCAAGACTTCCATAGTGGATCCGGATGCGGGTGACAGTGAATACACAGCAGGCAACACAGATTCAGTGGATCAGTATGCTAATTTTATTGGTACCACCAATGTGATACTGAAAACTGTGAATCCTACCACAGCAGAAGGTCTTGCCACGGTGTACACTCCAAGTGCCACTGCACAAGTATCAAATACCACAGTATAAAAACTTTTTACCAGGTTGATTTTTTCCATAATTAACTGTATAATACAGATATGGACATTGAGTCTTTACGCAATCAATCTGACATTAGTTTTGACATTGCCACTGCTAAGAAGAATGCACTGGAACGAGCCAAATCACGACAGATCGTGGCATACAACAATCATCTTTTTTGTGCAGATGCTAACACCATCAACGTGGTTAGTGTATTAAAACAACAGCATGATAAATTTTTCATACTAGATGTCAATGATAATCCATGTGAAATTACTGATCCAACAGCATTTTTAAATATTTTAATACAGCGTAATCAAGAAACACTCAACGAATATCATCAATTGCATCAGCAATTAAAGAAAAAAATATAAAAATGTCATTGGGAGCGTTAATCTACTGTTTCGATTCGGATCAATTGCAGTATCATCACACTGCTAATTTTTGCATACAGCAGATCAAAAAAAATTTACAATTACCTGTCACAGTAGTGACCAACAGAGACACAGAAAGAAATATTCAAGGAGCAGATCAACTTGTAATTATAGAAAATGCTCAGGGTAATCGACGTTATTACAAGAACAAACAAATTCCATGGTACAATCTAGAGCGAGCCATGGCCTATGATCATTCTCCCTATGATACCACTATACTTTTAGATGCTGATTATTTCGTTTACACAGATAATTTACTGGCATATGTAGACAGTGAACGTGAATTTTTATTGCATGATAGAGTGCATGATCTTACCAATAGAGATAGTTTTCGTTATGAAACAAAGAGCATGATCCCTCTAGTGTGGGCCACAGTGACTATTTTTAAAAAAACTCCGTTTGTAAGAAAAATTTTCGATATGATTCAACACATTCAACAGCACTATGATTATTTCTGTAATCTATATAGAATAGATTTTCGTAATTTTAGGAATGATTATGCTTTTGCTATAGCATTGCATCAGTTAAACGGATTTACAAAACAATATTTTATGCCATCTGCAATGGCCATGTTGCCCGTGGACACGCAAATTGTAAAAATAGACCAGCATGGACTGACATTTAAACATGACAAGTTCGTAAATTTGATATCAGATCAAGATGTGCATGTGTTGGACAAGGAGATACCATTCAATGTCTAAAGGGTTTCTTTGGTTTGCACAGAACAACGACACCACTGACTATGCTGCATTGAGTATCGCATTGGCCAAATCCATCAAGGCGCATTGCAAGATTAATTCTGTGTGCGTGGTCGTGGACGAGCATACAAAAATACAGAGTGAACATGTGGACACGGTAATCGTTTTGAAACAGGATCACAGCGAAAATCAATTATTAAAATTCGCTAATGAATATAAAGCATTTAAACTATCACCATTTACGCATACTATAAAATTAGAAGCAGACATGCTGTTTACTGCTGACACAGATTGGTGGTGGAATTATTTAGGTCAGCATGATCTTGTGTTTGCTGTAAATTGTAGAAATTATCAAGACAATGTGATCAAAAAAACACCCTATAGAAAATTATTTTATCAAAATAATCTACCAGATGTATATAATGGATTGACCTATTTTAGACACAGCGAAAGAGCTATGCAGTTTTTTAAAATTTGCAGAGATATAACTGAGAATTGGACACAGGTAAAAAATGAGTTGTTAATAAATTGTCATGAGCAGTATCCTTCTACAGACATAGTGTATGCACTAGCTTATAGAATCATGGATCCATTACAACTGCATCTGATAGACTATCCATGGTTTAAGTTTATACACGGCAAACCTGAAATAAATGCTGTAGAAAATGCAGCGGACCAATACAATTATCTCAATCCCATATCAATAGATGATAGAATATACGTGGGTGGACGTAGACTAAACCGTATTTGGCACTACCACAATAAAAAAATGATAGATATCTTAAATGACAGAATTTTTTAAAGCATTAAACGATTTTAAACCTTCTCCGCCGGACGATAACTTCTATATAGAAGTTGTTAATACAGAGATTGTGTCTCTGTGCAGAGAAGCAAATAATAACACTGTAAAAATTACACAGGAAAATTATAAGTTTTTGTTAGACAATGGTATTAATAATTTTATCTACAATGGTTCTATTGAAAAGAAACCTAAAAAAAGAACTCACAGAGTATTTCCTATGTTAGGCAAAGCTGTTCGAGGATATGATCTACAAGATAACGATCCTTATTGGCCTACAGGAATAGTGGAAGAAGGGTACACATGGCAAATACCGTCCGAATAAGTGATTTAGATTTTGTTTTCATTAGCTATCGCGAACCCAATGCTGATGAGAACTATGCTGATCTATTAAACATAGTGCCATGGGCAAAACGAGTGCATGGTGTTCGAGGATTTGACAATGCACACAAGGCTGCTGCTGAAAAGTCTGAAACAGATTTCTTTATTAGTATTGATGGAGACAATAGAATAGATCCTGCTTTCCTATTACAAACTCTAGACTGGACTAAAACTAATCCTAAGGCTGTGCATCGATGGAGAGCAAAGAACAGTATTAATGGATTGATATATGGCAATGGAGGTATTGTAGGTTGGCCAAAAAACACTTGTCTAGAAATGAAAACACATGAGAATGCAGAAGATGAACAAGCCAAAATAGACTTTTGTTGGACTGTGCCACATGAAAATTTACACAATGTTTATTCCACTACAATGATTAATCACACTCCTGAGCAGGCTTTTATTGCTGGATACAGAGAAGGTGTTAAAATGAGTTTAGATAAAGGAAAAAAAGTAAAACCAGAAGAGTTCATGCAAACTATACAACCAATTAATTTAAGAACCTTACTCACATGGATGAGTGTGGGTGCTGATGCAGACAATGGTAAATGGGCGATATTGGGTGCTCGTTGTGGCTGTTATATGGCCACGCTAGACTCAAACTATGATGTCACACTGGTCAGCGATTTAGAATTTATGAGTAATAAATTTTCTAGAATGATGATGGATATAGAATCAGACATGCAGTCATATGGAAACAGTCTGAGACAGAGATTGGGATTGCCTGTGGCAGATCTAGATGCAGAACAGAGTCGATGTTACAAATTCTGTCAAACACCACATAGAAACAAAGGAGTACAAGATCGTGAGTAGTGTTTATAAAACATCAGCAGATGAAGCAAAGAAAGAGTTAGAAAGAATAAGTCCCACTATGTGTCTG